GTTTGATGAATAATTTAAGAATGGAATATGCATGGATGCTTAAACCAATAAGCAAACGAGCTAAAAAAATCAGAGAAGAAGCTAAAGTAAAAGAAGCTAAAATGGTCGGTGTCAAAATGAAAGCGATATTAATATCTATATGCCTTCTTCTTCTAAGCAACTGCTCTATGATTCCAACAGCAAAGCCCATAGAAGTAATAACAGTTGCAGAGTCAGTTCCTATGTACCATCCACCCTTACCCCTAGAGGTTGGATTAGTAGATGTTAACTGGGAAATATTAACTCCTGAATTGATGAAAGATTACCTTGCTTCTTATGAAGATGGCTCTGCACCAGCTACAGCATATTACTCATTAACAAGTGCAGAATATGAGAATCTATCTATGAATATGGCTGAAATTAAACGCTATCTTAGAGATACATTATCAGTAATTAAGTTTTATAAAGAGTATGACAAAAAAAGTAATATTGAAGAAAAGGTGTCAGAAAGCAAATAATTTTGCTAACATTTAATCTCATTCATTAAATCAAGGAGATAATATGTCAATGATAGGAGAATGGTTGGGGATAGTTACTGGAGTCGTATGTGCGGCTTCTATGATTTGTGCTTTAACACCAACACCAAAAGATGATGCAATGGTTAGTAAGTTTTACAAAATTCTAGAGATTGCAGCATTGAACATAGGCAAGGCTAAGAAGTAAGTCATGTCATCTGAAGTCACACCATTTGTATACAACGCTATACTTGAAAGGGTAATAGATGGAGACACCATAGTAGTGACATTAGATTTGGGATTTTCATGCTTCTTAAAAAAACAAACAGTCCGTCTTGCCGGAATAGACACACCAGAGTCTAGAACAAGAAATTTAGAAGAAAAATCACTAGGACTGAAAGCTAAAAAAAGACTTATAGAGCTATGCTTAGGTTCATTTAAAGTACAATCATTAGGAAAAGGTAAATATGGCAGAATACTTGGAATCCCTTATACAGAAGATGGTCACAGTATATGCCAAATGCTCATTGACGAAAAACACGCAGTTGAATACTGGGGTGGAAAAAAGACAGGTAAAATCTTGGAAGATGGAACTTGGGGAGAAGATTAATATGCATATATGCAAAGAAGGTTTATCACTGATAAAGAAGTTTGAAGGTTGTCCAACTGAAAATGGTTTAGCTTTAAGTTATAAATGTGCTGCTGATGTTTGGACAATTGGTTATGGTTCAACAAAGTATGAAGGTAAACCAGTTGAATCTGGAATGTTAATCACCACTCTAGAAGCTGAAGAATTATTACTCCATGAAATGGAAGAGTATGAAGGCTATATTAATGATTTAGTCAAAGTTCCTTTACACCAGCATCAATTTTCAGCTTTAGTTGCATGGGTTTTTAATTTAGGACCATCAAACTTTAATTCAAGCTCACTAAAAAAAGTTTTAAATACAGGAGCATACGAAGATGTGCCATTTCAGATACGCAGATGGAATAAAGCAAATGGACAAGTATTAGAAGGATTAACGAGAAGAAGATTAGCAGAGTCACTCTTGTTTGAAGGACAAGACTGGGAACATGTCTAAAGGCTCAGTAAGGAGACCTGAAAATACTCTAAAGATTTTAGATAATTGGGACAATATTTTCGGAAAAAAGAAGGTCAATCTGACTGACTTAAAAAATGTAGTACAAACTAAAAATAAGAAAAAAGATGGCACTAAGCAAAAAACAAAATCATAGGCTAGGATGTATTCTAGCTGTAATGTTCAAAGACTCACTTCCGTCAGATATGCTTAATGAGCTAATCAAAGACGGATTTATTAAAATATCAGGACAAGATTACTTGCTTACAACAAGTGGCAAAGACGAGAAAAATAGATTGTGCACATTGAGTGGCTTGAACATAATGTACTCATCTGAAAAGAAAAAAGAAATTAGTTAATAAAAACTTTTTCAGCTAATTTCTTAAAACCCCACATTTTTCTAAATGTAATTTCAGCATCTTCTAAAGACATTTTTTTCTCTTTGTATAGTTCCCTTTCAACACAATTAGCTACAAACCATCTATTAAAATTAACACTATAAGGTGCAAGGTCATCGTAAATATACTCATTCATTTCTAGTCCCCTTTCTTTTATTTATAATTTTTGTTGCTTTTTTATTTAACTTATCTTTAGTCTCTTTATCAAAGCCTTCAATTATTAAGTGTTTATCAAGCCATTCTTTATTGATACCAGTTTCTATTAATTTTTTACGCAGTGCAGTATTAAAGTTTCTTTCCTCAAATTTCTTATGCATCTTTTTCTCCTATATTAGTTTTTTCAATTCTTTTAAGAGTTTTTTCTAAAAAGCTAATATTTAGTTCTAGCCGCACATATTGATTCACGCTTTCTTTCTTTAACCTTGCAAGAAAATCTTTTTGTTCAGTTAAATGAATTCGTAAATCAACAATATCTATTAATTCTATATTTATTTTTTTCATTAGTCTTGAACCTCATAATAACCTAAACAGTTTTTATCTAAGACTACCATTTTTGAACCTTTTAAAGGCAAAGTTATTAAATCATTAAGATAATTAATAACCTCTGCTTCGTTTGGTCTTTCGTCAAACTCTAATTCAATTATTATTTTATTCATTGTCTTTCTCCTATAGTTATTCATCTTTTATTTTTTCATTAATAAACAAAATAAACTCGTCCATTTCTCCAAACGCAAAATATTCTTTAGTCCATATTGATTCTTTTTTATCTAAAATAGGATATCCATTTTTATCTTTGATATTTTTTCCATTAGCATGTTTTTTATAAACTCTTTCATAAACATGATGTTCTATTGTTGGATAGTCATCACATTGCTCACTTAAATCTACATCCATACCATATTTTTTATTCATGAGTTCCTGTATTGCTTCAAGAACTTCATAGTGCCATATTTTAATTTGCATTTTTAAACCCCTAATTTTGTTTGCCAATACATTGTCGCTTGTTCATCTTTGATATGCTGTACAAATGCATCTAGAACATCACTAGGCTTTTCACCTAGGCTTTTATTGTATAGTCCACGCTTTTCTATTAATTTCTCTAAATCGTCCTTAGAACGCATATAGTCCCATACATCTATTTCACCTAATTCTTCATTCAATTCTTGTATTTGTTCTTTTGTATCTAACATAATTACTCCTGTAATTTATTGTGCAACTCTATGTGAGTCACTGGTTATAATTTTTGTTTCAAATCCTTGTTTTTTGAATTTCATTGATTGATCATCAATCATTCCATATTGAGCAGATTTTATTCTTTCATACCAATCGTTGATACCAATAGAAGGTTTTTTAACATATAGCCTGAATATTTTTAAGTGTTGGTTTCCTACTATCTTAGTCATTACGCACCCCCTCTGTTGTCATACTCAACTTGAGTAATAAGACCTGAATTTAGCATCCTAGAAAGGTGAGCTGGTGATTCTTGGTATTCAGTTTCTAGTCTATCAATTTCATCATAAACATTTTGTTTAAATGGCATCATGCTTTCAATACCATCTACTGTTCCTTTATAGTAATTTATAGAAAATAAAGCCCAGCCATAAGGTGCATCTTTTCTAATGTAATAAACAGTGCCAGTAAAACTACCTTTTACTGTACTGCCTTCGTTTTTATATTTTTTCATCTTATTCTTCCTGCTCTATGAGCATCAATTTATAGTACAATTATTATATTCCTTTTTGGCATATATACAAGCGAATAGTTTTGTGTTCTTAAAAAGGTAAATCATCTTCTGTATGCTCTATCCAAATTGTATTTCCTTCATATAATTGTTTGGCATATTCTTGACCTGATGTTTCTTTCATACCGTAGTTCTTAAAGAACTCTTTTTCACTTCCAAATTTACTATGTAAGATCATGTGATGGTAAACACATAAAGGAATGACTTCAGAATCATTACTTTTAATATTAAATCCTTTGTTACTAAACTTATCTATATTTGGTTTGAGTAAATGGTGAGCCTGAGAACGACCTGTAGAGTGACTATAATAATCAGCTCTAGATATCATACAAGGAAGTCCTCTGACCATAGCTAGATGTTTTAAATCTATCAACCTAGACATTTAGAAAGGAGCATCATCATCAAAAGCTGTTGTAACAGGTGGAAATACATTATCATCTGTTTCTTTCTTTAGTGGCTCTGAGAAATTAACATTTAATACTTTTGTCTTTATCTCTTTACCTGTGTTTGCATCTTTGTACACTCTATCATTGAGCCAACCAGCAAATTTTTGTTGAACAGTTTTTCCTTGACCTAAATCAACAGTCACTGGACCTGACATATCAGGTGCATTAGGTTTCGCATTACCACTCTTTAAATATAAAAGACCAATAGATTGTAGTATTTCATATTTAGCTTCGCCTTTAAACTCAGTCTTAATGACACTGTAATACTTATCTTCATCTATTCTATTTCCATTTGGATTCTTTCTATTTATAACGTCCATGTGATGGATAGGTCCTTTCCATATAACCTTAGAGTTTCTCTCCATCCAAAAACTTCCCTGTTTATCTTTTTTAACAAATTCCATTCTATTCTCCTTTTAATATTAATTTGTACTCAAAGCCTTTGCCATTGAACATTCTTTTTTTTGTTATAACCTCACCAAATTTAGGTAGTTCATAAGCATCTCTGCAATGATCTTTCCTCATGTTTCTTATGGAAGCTGAGATTGTTGGCTCACCATAAAATTTAC